CTTCGATTTTCCCATATCAAGTGTGTGAATGCTTGTTGAGTCAACACCAATAGTGGTGCCTAGCTGCCAGACATTCTTCTCAACTGCGTCGATACGCTCTGCTAGGAAGTTTGCGATTCCCTGAGAGTTGATTGCATTAGCAATGTTAACTGCATCATATAGACGGTTAAGAATGCACAGGTTTCCTTCGTAAAGAACTGCTGACATCTGGATTGGGTCTCCGCTAACTAGACGAGCCTCAACAGCGGTTAGTTCTGCAAAGTGGTGTAGCAAGAATGGAGCATCAAAGCCAAGCTTACGAATGCCTTCCGCTAGTGTATCTTCTGATTCTGCAAAATCTTCGTAGATCTCCTGGAAGAAGTCGTGGAACTGAGAGAACTCAGGTCCCTTGACGTTCCAATGGTATCCCTGCGCAAGATAGTGCAAAGTAACGGTGTCTGAAAGAACCTCAGCGAGACTCTTAGCAAGACCTTCCTTACTTACTTCGTATGGAGCGTTATCTTCCATTTTTTATCTTCCTTTTAGTTGTTATTACTGTACTTGGGACTCTACTGTGGTTGGTTCCGCCAACTGAGTAGGTGGTAGTTCTTCTGCTTGCTGCTCCGGTGGTAGTGGAGGCTCTGCAGGGGCCGCAGGGGCTGCTTCAGGGGCCGCAGGAGCACCTGGCTGGCCTTGGAGCATCTGTTGAAGCTGGTCTGGCATTGGTCCAACGCTAGATTGCTGTTGAGCCTGTCTTGCAGCGTCAATAATCTCTGGAGCAACTGCAGCAAGCATCGCTTCAGAAAGTTCTGGGGTGATCATACCCTTCTGGAGTAGAATTCGTAGTCCAAGCTCTGTTGGGCTAGGTGCATCAGACTCTGAGAAGCCGTGAGCACGTCTCCAAGTCTCAAATGAGACCGCCATACGGTCAAAACCTGAGTCAGAGTCGGCTGCACGGTCGTTTCTAGTCGCTACAGCTGATGGGTCATACCAAATAACAAGACGATCAACGTCAACATCGGCATATCCGTTAGCTTTTAGGTAAGGACGTAGGTAAACAACGGTAAAAGCGTCAACAATGAGCAACATAAGAGGCTCAATGTGAGTTTTGTAGAGAGTTTCGTCAATTTGCAGAGCATTTGAGTACTTTACGTTCGCTAGACCGGTTACAACGTCCTTAGGAACGTCGAGACCTTGCAAAATACGGTCCAAAACGCGGTCTGAACGCTCTGCTAGAGCTGGATCGAAGCTACGTTCGAACTTGAACTGCTTAATCTTGTCGCCAAGCTCTGCTGGACCACGAATAATCAATGGAACAACGGCTGAAGCAGAGTCTTCGTCGCGAATCGGAGTGGTCATCGCGTCAATTAGTTGATCTTCGAACTCGTCAGCTAGCTCCTCGGGGGTTGGCTCGGCATAAATGCCGTCAGCATCCTCGTAAGGGTAGTTTGGATCCGGTGTAGACGCAACAGAAAGGCCGTCTGGTAGGTAAAGAGCACCTGCGTTGAGGCGGCTTCTAGCGGTAGCACGGAATGTGCGGTTTAGAAGCAGTAGTTCGGCACAAAGGTCAAGCATACCCTTTAGGCTGGAGTCAGCTTCGTCAGAGAAACGTGGGTGAGCTCGCCAAATGCGGCCAACAAACGCTGTGTTAGGAAGTTTGATCAAACCTCTTTGTGCTGGGTTGGTAGTTGAGTTACCTGCTTGGTATTCTCGACGTCCAGCAATAACGTAGTTACCCTTTGCGTCGATGCTTAGTTCGTCAACAGAACGGATGTCCCAGCTTTCTGGAATTCCGTGACCAGCCATAGACGGAGATTGGATTAGGTAGCATTCTCCAGTAACGGAAAGGTTTAGGGCAACGTCGCGTAGAAGACCTGCTTGGCCTCCGTATGCGGAGTCTAGACGTGCAAGAGCACGCTCGGCTGCTGTAGCTAGGTCTACAGGGATTGTAGAACTCATGCGAACAGGCTTTGGGGCTTCTGAAGGGTCTTCTACAATCGCAGCGTAAAGACGGATGCGAGAAATGACTGAAGCAACCAAGTTGAAGGCATACTTTACTTCACCAATGGCGTCGTAGTATTCCCAAGCTTCGGTTTGCCAGCCGGAAGACTGTGCCATGCGGCGGTTACGGAATTTGTCGGCTTCGCCTTTATCGTTTAGGCGTACCTGAGTAGCTGCAGCAGTGAGGGAGCGGATAGCTGTGTAAGCCGCTGCTTGATATCTGCCGTCTTGGCTAAGAAAAACTGAGTTAGGTGGCAACTGGCTAGCTGCCGAAGGTGCGGCACTGCCTCTAAGTGGCTCGTTGCCCGGGGTGCGATTGAATACGCCCAAAATAAGCTCCTGTCATTTATAACGGAACGGAGTTACTAATCAACCCGTGCGGTTATTATCCCAGCAACTGCCGAAAGGGCAAGCGGTACACAAAAAATCACCACTGTTGCTGAGTCTATTGTATACCAAATTGTCAGAAGTGATCCGAACCAGATTGACATACACCACACGCATGTAAATAAATAACCCGTTAGGGTTTCTGGGCCTTTACGCTTCCAAATAGCTTCGCGTAATGGCTCAAAAATAACGTCTATTGTGAATAGACGGGCTAGCCTATAGGTTGCTAAGGCTAGAAGAATGAATTGAAAGAGGGTTGGTTCTTGTAATTGCATTTTACTCTTTCGGGTCTCGGATTGAGTTTAGGGTCTTGTACGGGTTCCAACTACGTAGACGTGAGCCACAACCGCAGTTTGTGTCCTTTCGGAAAGCAACGAACTTTCCGCTCTCTGTAATGATATATGAAGTTTCGTCTTCTTTGCTTCCCTTTTCAAAAAATGAGTAACGTTCGTTGAAAACAATCTGAGCTCCGCCTGGAGCATCTTGAGCAACGGTAACGTGAGTGTCGGTAACTATAACGCGTGTGGTTTGAACACGGGCTCCTTGAGGCGGAGGGCTGATTGGACTGAGATCGTGGACGTCAGTAAGAATGTTAGGAGGGGCAACAGAAAAGTTTGCAGGAAAGGTGTCTTGGAGGATTCTCATGTTTGTATTCTATCCTACTTGGAGAGTCTGCGAGATATTGCACGGTGGGTGACGTTGGCAGCTCGGGCGATGTCGGCAATGGAGACGTCGTTAGCTCGGAGAGAGTGGACTATTTGATCCATCTCTTCGTTGGCTTGGTACTCCTTGGTGGCTGAGGACATTCGGGCTCGGTAGTTTTTGGCTATGGGGGCTATCTCCTTAAGGACGTCGGCTATTTCGGGTGGGACTCCGGGGGAGACAGGGGTCTTGCGTTGGTAGCCGCCATCGGGAGTTCGTAGACGTGGGATAGGGACGTCGGAGCTGACGTCTAGGAGAAGGTCGCGTTGAGAGTAGCGGTCAGCCCAAGACTTGATAGTGGAGCGACCTTTAGGTGGGGTGAGAGCTTCACCGATAGATTGGAGAGTCCAGCCAGCGTGAAAGAGTTGGGCGGCTCGCTTGTGGAGGTTGGGGCCTGAAAGAGAGTTGAGGAAGTCGGCTTCCTTCTTGGGGATTGATTGTAGGCGGGCTGATCTTCTGGACATGGGACTATTGTATCATGAATGGGGCTATTGTTTATGTACTGTGCTGAAGAATGATACCTTAACGTTTTTTGGTTTTGGCCTGCGAGAAGGCAGCACTATGTTTTCGGTGTCTTCCAAATCGTTTCCAAAATTCAATGCCTCCCCCCCCCCTGACTACTATTTACTAACTTGCCTAAGCTTCGCCTAACCTGCCTAACCTGCCTAACTTGACCTGACTAACCTGACTAATCTGCCTAGATTATTTTGCCTGCCTGACCTGCCTGCCTGCCTATTGCCCTGACCTGCCTATACCCCCCCCCCTGACCTGCCTAAGTGTGTCTAAGTGTGTCTAAGCCCTGCCTAACCTGCCTAAGCCCTGCCTAACTAATCTAATCTGCCTAAGCTTCGCCTGACTTGCCTAAGCCCTGCCTGACCTGCCTAAGCCCTGACCTGACTTGCCTGACCTAATACCTGCCTGACCTGCCCAAGTCTGCCTAAGCCCTGCCAAAGCCCTAATTTAGCCTAAGCCGCATAGAGCCTGCCTAATACCTGCCTGACTTGACCTGCCTAACCTGACCTGACCAGACTTACCTAAGCCCTGCCTAAGCCCTGCCTAAGCCCTGCCTAAGCCCTAATTAGCCCTTATCCGTATAAGCCTTGCCCTGCCCTGCCTAAGCCCCTTAGCCCTGCCCTGCCTAACCTGCCTAACCTGCCCCCTAACCTGACCTGCCTGACCTGCCTGACCTGCCTAAGTATTCTAGGAATTTATGGTTGGACTTATGGTTAGCCCTGCCTGACCTGCCTGACCTGCCCTGCCCGTATAGCCCTGACCCTATGCCCTGCCCTGCCCGTATAGCCCTGACCCTATGCCCTGCCTAACCCTATGACCTGCCTGCCTGCCCTATGCCCTGACCCTATGACCTGCCTGCCTGCCCTATGCCCTGCCTGCCCTATGACCCTGACCCTATGACCCTATGACCCTATGACCCTATGACCTGACCTGCCCCAATAGACTAAGCCCCCCTAGTGTTCTAGGGGGGACTAATCAAGGGGACTAGGTGATTACCACAGGCAGATTGAGCAACTAGGGAATTGTTCGCCCCTAAATGCGAATTGCCAAGACATCAGCAACCAAACAAGCCCGTATCCAATAGTCATTAGCAATTCAAATACAAAGGTGAAGACTGAACTTAGGAAATCAATAACAAACATTTTGGAGCCTCTCTTGTAGTGTGTTAGGCAACTTGCCTAACTACTTACAAGATTAGTCCCTAATAGGCAACATTGTCAAATTGAAACACGCCCATTTTGATAACAACTTGATAACAACAATTAGCCCCCTAATCTCCTAGTGTCTGCCTGCCCCCTGCCTAAGCCCTGCCAGAATTTATGGCTAGACTTATGGTTAGCCCCCCTATTACTAGGGGGGACTAATCAAGGGGACTAGGGACTACTTACTAGGCTTGAATAGCCCAGCACCTAGCAACACGAAACCAACTATTCCACACACGATACCCAACAACCCGAATTCTGCTCCTGCTGTTGCGTCATACGAAACATCTACATCTGCGTTTGCCCAAGACACGATAGCCTGCGAACGAATAGTCATTGAGTGAATTGTGCTGAATAGACCTGCGATTACAATACCTAGACCTGCGATTACTTGTAAAGAGTTCTTGTTCATTTGAGTTCCTAACTTGTAGTGTTGATTAGGCGATTACCTAACTACTAATAACAATAGTCCCAATAGGCAATAGTGTCAAACTGAAATACATCTGTTTTGATAACAACTCGATAACAACAATTAGCCCCTTGCCGTAATAAACTAAACCCCCCTAGTGTTCTAGGGGGGAATAGTCTAAGGGGACTAACTTACTTAGATGCTCCAACTACCTCCCAAGTGAAAGGGAGTTCGCCCATAAGTTCCTTAGTTGCCTTGATAATCTCCTCTACCTTGTCCCAAGTATGAGCCTCATACACAGGACTTACGCCAGTAGTAGTGTCTGTTATTC